TCCTTTAAGAGTCTTGTCAACAGTTTCAGAAATAAGTGATGCACTCTTTGAAATAAAGTCTTTTTTAACTTTTTCAAGGTGTGATTTGGCTTCTCTTACTAGACGCACTTTTGTTTCTGCTAAATCCTGCTTGTCAGCATGGAACTCAGCAATTTCTTTTGCAAGTGCTTCAACAATAAATTCTTGTAGCTTTTCAAAGTTTTCAGCAACCATTTTCTGATCTGAATGTAGTTCTGATACCTCTTTTGACAGACTATCAACTACAAAACGTTTCATTAGATCAGCATTTTCACGCATTGCAACAGCATATTTTGCTTTTGCTTCTGCTAGTTGCTTACGGTCTTCAGAAAATTCAGCAATTTCTTCCGCTAGTCTTTCTTCTAGCATCTTGTCAATTGACTCTACCATAACTGATTTGTCGTGTTCGTATTTTTTAGCAAACTCTTCTCTCAGTTCAGCAGTAACTTGCTGACGGTTTTCTGTAACCTTAGCTTCCCAAGCTTCTTGAATTTCAGTTCGCACTTCTTCTGAAACTACATCGTTTTCAAAAAGTGTTTTTAGTGCATCCAACATGAAATTTTCTCCTTCTTATTGGAGTCGACTGATGATATTCACCAGCGATTCTTTTAAATATTTTTGTGCCTTTGGATCTTCTTTAGTTGCCTGTGCTAGTTCGTAAGCCTTCATTCCTCCACGTGCATTCATCATATGTTCGTAGATTGGTGTTGGGTATGCGCCTGGCGCAGAAGGCTGCGCCACGACATCTACTGTAATTATTTCAAAATCAGAAACGTTACCGCTTCCGTCTTCTGAAACGTTACCAGACCCCCTAGAGCTAACGCCAAGTTTGACGCCAGACTCTAGCATGGTTTTAACTAATTGTCCCATTGGGGTTGGTAGAATTTTTAACTTTCCGTATCCATTTGGGCCATCCATCCACATTTCTGAGATCATATGGCTTACTCTGTCTAAGTTAATGTTAAGGCCTTCTGGATGATCAACTTCGCCGAGAACACTGTAACCTCCGCTAATTTGTTCATTGAGAGTTTTGACAGCCCTACCAATCTCATTTACAGGATAAACACGCTGATTAGCGTTGCGGACACCGCCTTGTATACAAATACCTTTCATATACAAGTCTTTCCCTTCATTAGCAGACTCAACGACCATTTGTGCTGCGTCAAATGTCAAATGCTCTCGTAAATAGTTATTCATCCTATTACGTCCTTAATTACTTGCCAATAATTGGCTTAGCATTAGCTCCGCTTTCGCCTGAGCCTTTCTTTTCAGCACCATGTCCTTTAGGCTGTGCCTTCATTGACTTTGATGCTTTGCCACCTGGTACATTTATGTTGCCGGCATTTTCTTCACTTGTTGAAGGATTTGCTAGTCCACCTTGTGTACCTTCTCCTTTTGACTCTCCACCGCGTAGGTTAGCTGTTGTGCCTCCCATGTCGTTTTTACCAGCAACTGCTGACTTTGTGTTGTCACCGTTGTCGCCTGAGCCTTTCTTTTCTGCACCGTGGCCTGCAGAAACTTTTTCAACATACTCGCGCATTGTTTCACTTGCGGTTTTTGCTGATTCTTCTACTTCTTCGTCAGCTGCTTCTTCGACTTCTTCGTCGTCAGATTCAAAAGCCATTGCTTCTTCTTCAGCTTCTTCATCTTCGTCGTCGTCCATGTCCATGTCCATGTCATCGTCTTCGTCGTCGCCGTCCATCATTTTTTCAAATTCTGCTTTTAGCTCGTCTAAGGCATCTTCTAGATCAACTACACGATCTTCTAATTCTTCATCGCCTTCGTCGTCCATGTCCATATCGTCTTCGCCGTCCATTTCAATGTCTCCCATCATATCGTCTGCTGGGTCAGCCATATCCATTGGATCTGCTTCAACTTCAAATTCGTCTAGATCAAAGTCTTCTGACATTTCTTCGTCATCGTCGTCATCTTCGTCGGCGGCTTCGTCTAGGTCTTCGTCTGATTCATCAACTTCTTCATCAGTTGCTTCATCAACTTCTTCATCTTCTAGCTCTTCAGCTAAAAGATTTTCATAAATTTCTCTTGATTTTTCTACCACTATTTCGTGGAAAAGAGTTTCTGCTGCGTCACGGTCTTCGTTGACCAATAGCTCAAGCATTTCCTCAAACTTATTGCGATCAGTCATGATTTTTCTCCTATATAAAAATTTACCTGAGAACAGGTATGGCTGTCATAATGTATTTACATTATAGGAGAAAATATACGCAGAAATAGGCCTAAAACTGGCCAGTTTTAGTTTTTTAGGGGAAATTTAAGTAGTATATCTCTAAGTTCCTCAGTATTTATGTGTTTGAGATTAGAAATATGTTGTAGTTTATCCGGAATAAACGTATAATCTACAGTTAATATTCTGTAATAATTAATATGTTTATGTTCTTTAATTGTTTCCATTGTTTGTCTTTCCCAATTTCCGTAATAGGTAAAGACATCATTTTTATTTTTGTAATTAGGAGTTGAACCGTATACATTGTTTAGTTTTTTATCTATACTAGCATAATCAAATCCAATAATAAAAATATATTCGTACTTCTTTTGACTTGCCATCCAAAGTGCAGTTGGACCGCTACTCCAACCTTTTGATGGATTAAAAAAGTTTAAGCCTTCTAGATCTTGATTTTGTTTTCTTGGATTTGTCCATACTTCAACCGTTTTCCATATTTCAGATTGATGTATTTCTTTAACCATTGGCGGATCAACAGCAATTAAGTAGTCAGGATGATAGTCTCTATAAAGTGCATTACAACCGTAAACATCTCCATAGTTTTTTAATTTAGAAATATCAATTGAAATACGGCTTTTGCCGTTTCCTAAAACAAATGCAATAGACATACATTATATATTAATAAGAATTATATCCCAGCTTCAGCATTGGCAGCAATGCCATACATCTGTCTAACAAACTCTAATTCTTTTTCTTTTTCTTCTGTATGCAATTCGCTTGCTTTACGAGCACGATTAATCTGTCCTAGAGTTAACTTTGTTTTTCTTGTGTCAGTTTTTTTCATTACCGATTCATCGTCACCTGGACGGTATGCCTTATCTACTGTAGGCATTTCTGTTTCTTTATCAAAGTAATATAGCTCTCTAAGTATCATATTGTATTTATATCTGTACGTCTTGATTTCCGCCTGCACCACCGCCTGCACCTGCAGGTTCTTGGTCAGTTACTGATGTAGGTCCTTCACCTTCACCGCCTCCTAGTGCATCTCCTGCATCAGGAGCTACTGGATCTTCGCCGCCAATATCGCTTGCCATGTCTGATCCGCTTATACCTACACCTCTCATTGAAGTATCTGCATCATCTTGTGGCATAGTTAAGTTTTCTTCGTTTTCCTCTCTCCACAGACGTTCATTTTCTGCAATTTCAGAATCAGAAAGTCCTAAGAAACGTTTCATAGCAAAACGATTAGAAATATAAGGTATTGCACTCATTTGAGTATAAGTTGGAACTCTAGCATTGTCAAGTTCTGATTGACGATATGCAGCAAAGTTTTGCGGTGCTTGGAACTTAAGATCAAACATTGAAATATCAATGTTTACACCTTTTTCAAGCAAGTATCTTTTAAATTCTTCGTTAAAAACTTCTGCTACAAGACTTTGCAAGCGTTCACAGTATGTATTAAAGCGTAATTCTTGAATATAAGCGGTACCTACACGACCATCATTAAACTGACTTTGTCCGTCATCTGCTGCTGTTGGCAGATAACTTGAAGGTATTCTTAAGCCTCTTACAAGTTTGTTAGTAAAATATTTTAAGTCGTCAATTTCGCCTAAGTTAGTGCCTCCAGGTAGTGTTTCTACCTTACTGCCGCGGCCTTCAGCAGTTTGTGGGAAGAAGTAGTCTTCGTTGATTGATAGAGGGTTATATGAACTGTCTATGACACTTTTGCCGCCCCCTGACTGCGATGGGATTCTTCTTTGATGAATTTCCGTCTTGACTCGCTCCACAAACTGCATAGCAAGGTGTGAAGGCATGTTACCCACATCAACGTAGAATACTCTTCTTTCAGGTGCTCTTTGCACTCTGTAAATAATAATAGCATCTTCAAGCAATTCTTTTTGTTTGTAAACTTTAAAAATACTTTCTAATAAACTATTACCAAAAGGATAGTTGTTGTCTAAACCTTCGCTCAAACTTAAATGAACAACGTGTTCTGCATTAATTGCAACTTCGTTATCTGCATTTTGAAATCTACTAGTTCCTGATTCAGGACGTTGTGTTGGTCCTGCGGTTCCGCCAGTAAAGTAGCCTGTTCCACTGCCAGTTGTAGTTGAGTTAGTTATGTTAATTTTAGTAGCAACTAGATCTTCAAAATTTAAATTAATATCTTTTACAAAATATTGTTCAGGCTTTTTACCTTCGCTTTCGTTAACAATTATACGTGTTACTTTTGCAGGATCTACATAAAACCACCTTTTAGTTTCTGGATCTCTAATAAAGAACTGATCTCCGTATTTGAAAATGCTACGCATAATTCTAAAAATACGTGTATCAAACTTTTGTACTTTACACCATTGTTGCAAGTATTGTTGTAATACTGTTATTTCTGTATTTGTTGCTTTTGTTTTAAAATCTAAATTAAAAGGTAAATTTGATTCTTTATTTGATTGAGAACAAAATTCTGCAAGGATATCAAGTGCAGCATTAACTTCTGAGTCTTGATCCATTGTTTCATAGGTTGAATATCTATCAATACGGTTAGGAGCACCTGCATAAACATCAGGCAAATAACTGGAATAATTTGTTCTAGCAGGACCAGGTCCTGCTGTATTAGATCTTCCTAAAGGACTAAATGATCCTTCTCTGTTATCTCCAGTAGGTACTGGTGTAAAATATTTTTTCCAACTCATTTGTTATCCTAAGCCCCTAAATGCATTGCCCGACATTGCCCTAGTTGCGCTAAGGCTCTTTTTACTAATTCCGTTACCTTGAGACATTTCTACAGCTACCATACGCATACTTGTATTTAACTCATCTAGCTTAGATGCTACCTCTTTAGTGAGTGTGCTTTGATTAACACTATTTCCTGATTGATCTGATCCCATTTGCTCAAATTTTGATATTAAAGATTGCATTGTAGTTTCTATATTTGCAAATGTATTAGTATCTCTAGTAGGGCTAACATTTCTAATATTCTCTAAATTTTCTAGTGCCGCTGTCATTTGTTCTCTCATAGTTCCAGGAACTCCGGAGGCCTGAACACCATTTATCATTTGTTCCATAGGACCACGTATGCCGTCTGCCATTCCTTGCATTGCAGGAGCCATTTCACTCATAGAATTCATTAAGTTGCTAAACATCTGCGGTTTAAATCCGCCTTCTCTAATTTGTTTAAGCATTTGTCCTTCTGCAGATTTTTCAGGTATAACTGCTTCTTTACCGTGTAACATTGCAGGAGTGCCAAGGCCAAAATCTCCAAACAATGTTCCAAGCTCGCCTAGTGTTCCTTGATTAAATCCTAGCATGTCTCCTATTGCTTGCAAGCCTTCAAAGAATTTTCCATTTTCTGATTCTTCTAGTACTCTTGCAGCATCTTCGTTGCCAGCATCGGCTGCTGCTTGCAGTCTTGCTCTAGCAGCATTGTTTAAGAAATCTTTTAACGGTGCTCCTATCGCTTCAGCGGCTTCTGTACTAATTTCCTCAATTCTCACTTTAGCAGCATCTATTGTTTGTCTTGCTTCTCTGCGCTCTTCAGGAGTAGCATTAGGATCGTTAAGAGTTGCATTGCCAGCTTCTATTTGACGTATTGCATCTTCAAGTACTGTAATATCACTTGGTTGCAAACCTAGTTCAGATGCATTTGCTATCATTTCTCTTGCAACTTCAATATCACCCTGTGAACCAATTATTCCTCTTGAAATCCTATCAAGACTTTCTTGGAATTGTACAGGATCATTAAGATCGTCTAGCTTAGATGCAAATCCGTCAAGTGCTTCTCTAACTTGAGGACGATCAAATATTTGTGCAATTTCTGTATTAACTGCACTACTAGCATTTCTAAGTAATGTTTCTGCTGATCTTGCTAGATTTAATTGCGGATCTCCGCCTTCGCCTGCAACTTGCTGACGTTGATTTTCAGTTAGTGTAGCGAGAAGATTATTAAACGATTCAGTAAACGTAACTGTTCTTCCTAATTCTTCTGACATTCTTCTTGAATTTTGATTAATAGCATCGATTAAAGGACCAGTTTCCTCAAGTACTTGTGCTTGCGTTGCTGCAACACTGCTAACATTTTGTAGAGTAGCAATAGTATATCCTTG